CCGACGACCACCGCCGCTGTCACCCGCGCAGCGGACTCGGCGGTCGTCACGCCGATCTCGTCGTTTTATAATCAAGCGGAGGGGACGTTGTTTGCGGAGGCGAGCAGCTTTAGCAGTGCCGCGAACGTATCAAGCGTGGCTTTTAGTGCGGGAGGATCGGCCGACGAGAGGTTCCAATTGCGCGTCCGTGGCAGCGCCGTGTCAATAGTCGCCGCTGCGGCAACAAGTTTTGTATCTTCATCCGCAGACCCAGCCGCAAACGTGGCCAACAAAAGGGCCGCAGCAGCGAAGCTCAATGACTTTGCGGTAAGCACTAACGGTGGCGCAGCCGAGACTGACACGGCTGGAAACATGCCGAACGTGACGCACTTGGTTGCGGGCGCGCTATCCACCGGTCTTGCGCAGCCACTAAACGGCCACATCCGCCGCATCGCCTACTACCCCAAGCGCCTCTCCAACGCGCTCCTGCAATCCCTCACGACCTAATGCGCCCGCTCCTCGTTATCCTCGCGCTTCTCCTGCCTGCCTGCCTCACGGCGCAGCAGCAAGTCAACGACTGCCTGCCCGCCGCGATTGCCGCGAAGCACACGATGGAGGCCAACGGTGTGGCGACCAAAGTGCTGGTGGTTTACTGGCGGGAGGATGACCGGACGCGCGGGCATGCTTATGCAGTATTTACCTATGGCGGCAAACGCTGGAGCTACGACAAGGACTTCGGCTCCATCCCGCTGACGGCCGACATATCGCCCGACCAAGATCCCGCAATGTGGGAGGCTTGGGAATCTAACTGGAAACGCGGACACCGGGGCGAGATCCGCGAAGCCTACTATTTGCCATGAGTCTTTTTCATCATCACTTTTCGACCGTGGAGCGCGGCGCCCTCGGAACATTCGCATCCATCGGCAGCGCGGCTGTCTCGCTGGTCAGCCAGCTTGAAGTCTACCTCCGTGTCGCCGGTCTGTGCGTCGGCCTCGCGGTCGGTGTGGTCACATTAATTTCGGTCCTTCACGACCTCCGCAGAAAACAACAGAAAGAGAAATAATATGCGCAACTGGAAAACAACAACCATCGGTATCTTGACCGGCATCGTGGCGCTCGCCACCGGCGCCAAGGAGTTCTTGGCAACCGGCAACATCCCTGACATCGGCCTCATCGCCGCGAGCCTCATGGCCGCATGGGGTTTGATCGTAGCCAAGGACGGCACGGCTCGCCTCTAACGTGAAGATCGCCTGCGCCCCGGCCGCCGCGCTCGCACTCTGCGGGTGCGTGAGCTTTCCCATTCCTCCGACCGACATGGGCACAACCAAGGCCGGGGAGCTGGGCACGCTGAAGCTGCGGGTCGCCGTGGAGTATAAACCCAACTGGGCCGGCGTGGTCCAGGCGGGGCTGCGGCAGTGGAGCGGCTCGGGCAAGCAGGTGGTCAAACCGCTGCGATAATTATGTGGAACTGGATCAGGAAACTGTTTGGCAAAAAGTCCGCGACTGGCCCAGCGCCAGCCTCGCCGAGCTTGCCATTCGTATCCACGACCGTCTCCGCGCCCGCCGTGAGCGCGCCGACCTACGACGAGCGCCGGGTTTACACGCCGAACAAGCAGGTCCGCCGGATCACGCCGGAAGCCATCGTGCTGCATCACAGCGACGGCGGCTACCTTGGTGGTGTCGCGTGGATCGCTAACCCGGCATCGCAAGTGAGCTACCACGTTCTCATCGCCCGCGACGGCCGGCGGACGGTCTTCGGCGAAGACGCCGACCGCTGCTGGCACGCGGGCAAAAGCTCGTGGATGGGGCGGCCGGACCTCAACTCGTGGAGCCTCGGCGTCTCGTGGGAAGGCAACACCTACGATAACCCTCTGGGCGAGGACGCGATGGCCAGCGCCATCGAATACCTGGCGCCCCGGATGAAGCGGTGGGGCATTCCGCTGACCCGCGTGCTGACCCACCAGCAGGTCGCGCCGGGGCGGAAGACTGACATTAGCCCCGCCGATGCGGCGCGTTTTAAGAGCAGACTCAAAGCAGCATTGAACTAATGGCCCTCGACTCTCCAGTGCAACGCGACGGTGATCGCGGGTTCATCGGCTTTGCCAGCCGGATGAACCCACTGGCACTACCCGCCGGTATGCTCCAGCTCTCGGAGAACATGAGGCTGGATCGCGGCGTGGCTCAGGTGCGCAAGGGCGCCACGCGGCTGGCCACCGGCATCAGCATCGCCGACTCGCCGCTGGTGCTGCCGTTCACGATGCCAGACGACAAGTCTGTCAGCAGCATCACGCGCAGTTCGACCACGGCCACGGCGACCTCGACGGCGCACGGTTACACGAGTGGCGATGTGGTCAATATCCGTGGAGCCGACCAGAGCGAATACAACGGCGACTTCACGATCACGGTGGTGGACGCCGACACTTTTACCTACACGGTCAGCGGCAGCCCCGCGACACCGGCCACGGGCACCATCGTGGCCAACGACGGTCCCATCGTCCGCAACGTCTACACCGGCGGCATTTACGGAGCAGCCGCCTATGCCTCGGCGGGCTACCAGAGCGCGGACGAGTATATCGTGCTGGCCGGCCCCGACCGGGCATTCCTTTACCGCCAGGGCGTCACGCCGATTGACGAGAAGACCTACCCGTCCTCTCCCTCCGAAACCATCGAGCCGACCGACACGGTGTCGGTGATCCAAGCACTGGACCGGCTTTACATCCTGCGCGAAGCCGACCCCACGGTGAGCGGCTGGGGCACGCAGACGACCAACGGCTCGGGCATCTCCGTGACCGGCACGGCGGCCACGGTCTACGTCACCGGCCACGGCTACACGGCGGGCATGCGGGTGCGCATCGAGGGCGGCGCCAACGCGGCGCTAGACGGACACGAATACGACGTGGAGTCGTCCAACCTCGCCACCGACAGCTTTGAGATCACGGTGCCCACGGGCACGGCCAGCGATGCTTCGTCCGGCATCCGCGTCCGGCGGGTCAAGCCGCCAATCTATTGGGACGGCGGCAGCGGGGACTTCGTGCGCAGCCCCGGCGGCGTGCCGGCCGGATTGCCAGCCACCTACAAGACCATGCGCTCAATCGGATGGGCCAGCTACATCAACAACCGCTTCATCATCCCCGATGGCCGCGACCAGGTGATGATCTCCGATATCAGCGACCCGAATACTTACGACCCGTTCTGGGCGAGCTTCCGGGCGGGCGACGGCGGCAGCGACTTTATCGTGGCGGTGCATCCTTGGGTGGACGGCGCGGCGCTGGTCTTCTGCCGCAAAAGTATCTGGCTGGCCGAGATCAACCAGTTTGCCAGCACAGACGGAAGCGGATTTTCCATCGACACTCCGATCAGCCGCCTCACGCAGCTCACCAATGAGATCGGCTGCTCGGCCCGCAACAGCATTGTCACGGCGGGCAACTTCGTCTTCTTCCTAAGTGACGCCGGTGTCTACCGCCTCGACAGCAAGCTCGACCTCAAGCTGCGTGGCGACACCAAGCCGTTGAGCGATTCCATTGCCGACCTCTTCGCCAACGTCAACGCCGAGCGCGTGGGCAAGGCTTTTGCCCTTTGGCACGACAACCGCTACCTGCTGGCCCTGCCGACGACCGACGACCCAACAGACGGAAACGACTTGGTGGTCTGCTGGAACGCGCTTAACGAGGCGTGGGAATACCGGGATACCTACAGCATCGGCGTTGACCAGATCCTAGTCGGCGACTACAGCGAGCGCCGCCGCGTCTTCAACGCCCGCTTCAGCGGCAGCCTCTACCTAATGGATGACAAGGACAACGGCAAGGACGACACGGCCGTCGAGACCGATGGCTACACCGTGACCGGCAAGATCAAGACCCGCCGCTACGACTTCGGAGAGATGCACAGCAAGAGGTTTCTGCGCACCATCGCCGATGTGGTAATCCCCAATGGCGCCACGGTCACGACCAAGCTGACCACCATCAACCCCGACAAGATCGAGGAGCAGATCGGCGTCCTGACCAACAGCACTGGAACCGCCGAGGACTACAACATGAAGTCCCCGGTGCGGCACAAGGCGCACGCCGCCGAGATCATTTACGAGGCGACTAACGGGCGGTCGGAAATCCGCTCGGCCTCCATTGAGGCATCGCCCAAGTCCCTACCTCCGACCCTAACCCGCAACGCAGCTTAACAACATGGCAACACTCACCAAAGGACACACCTTCGCCTCCGGCGACACCGTCACCGCAACCAAGCTCAACGACTTGGTGGACAGTGCGACCATCTCCGCTATCCAGACCGCCGACATCAGCGACAACCAGATTACCACCGCCAAGATCGTGGACGCCAACGTGACCGACGCCAAGCTGGCCACCGGCGCCGTGACCGGAGCGGCCGGCGGCGGCAAGCTGGCGGCGAGTGCGATCAATAGCCAGACCGTCATTGCCGATCCGCTGGCGGCTGGCGACGAGTTCCTCGTTTATGACGACAGCGCCACGGCACTGCGCAAGGTCGCTTTTTCCGCTTTCCAGCCAGCCGGTTCAATCGTGCAGATACAAACCAGCACAGACGGGTTATCTGGTGAAAGCCAGAAGACGTTTAGCCAGACAGGCGTTGGCGCTGACGGCAAAAGATACGCCAGCGGCACCGCTGCCCCGCCAAACGACGAAGGCATTGAGATTGCCACCGTCACAATCACGCCCAAATACAACGACAGCAAAATACTGATTGAAGGTGTCGTCCCTGGGTTTAGCGCGAGCGGCGCAGAGGAAATTATTGTGGCCCTGTATAAAGACAGTGACGCCACCGGCTTTGCTGGCTCCGTTATTTATGTAGCCTCCTCTGGCTATTACGACAGCTTCACAATCAAGGCGACCAACCTTCCGGCGACAACATCGGCTGTCACCTACAAAATGAGGATCGGGCCGCTTGCGTCAAATGACAGTCTTAATATGAACGGCTACTCGTCCTATGACTTGGGCAACACCATGACCGTGTTGCTCACCGCGACGGAAATCAAAGCCTAATGCGACCATGGCAACGCGCAAAAGCATGGTGGGACAACCACTCGACCGACGAGACCTTCGAGGAGACCCTCGGATGGCATCTGTCGCAGGGCCTCGTCTACTCGACGCCGGAAGTCTTCCTCTT